TGTACTGCATTACTTCCGTCACTTCCGTCACTTCCGTCACTTCCATCAGCACCAGGATTACCTTGGGCTCCCTGAGATCCAGTTGCTCCCTGTTTTGATTTTGTAAGAGTTTGTATTCTAGTAAAAGTTTTTGCTACATTTGCTTCATTTCTTGCTGTAATTGTAAAAGTTACTGAGCCTATATCTGCTGTTAAAGCTGTAGCATCTGCAAATCTTCTTATACTAGAAGAAACAGTACTTGCAGCTCCTACACTTACACTTGAACCACTTGCTGAAACACTAAAGGTAGAGGCTCCCGAACTTCCAACATTTAGTTGTGTTGTTCCATTAAATACTTGAATGTCTGTTCCTGAACCTGTAAAAGTAATACTTCCTGCTGTTGTTACTGGTAAAGTGTGTGCTTCGTTGGATAGTATAACTGTGAATGCATCGACACCAGCTTTGAGACCTGCGATTGTCAATATATCTCTTGCTAAAATACTGCCAGATCCTGAGCCTTCTCGTATTTGAACTTCGATTTTATCTGGCATATTTGCAAAAGAAGATTGAGGTGTGTACGCATATGTAGTTGAAGTCGAGTTTTGAACACTTGAATCATTTAAGAAAAATTCATAATGTACAGTTCCAGTTGTATTTACAGCAGTTGCAGTAATTGTTGTACTTGACGGGTCAGGACTTGCTCCATTTGTATTATACTCAATACTTTGGTCTCCTGCAGTTAAGGATACTCCTCGTGCATCTACACCTGCTGACCCGTCTGCACCGTCTGAACCTGTAATACCTGCAGTGATTGCATATACTATTTCGAATGAGTAAATAGTGCTACTATTCGTTACTACTTTTGCTAGAATTGTGTCCGAGCGCAAGTCTGCATTAAAACTTAATTTTGAAACTGCAACACTACTATATGCTCTAGTAGACGTTCTATCAATCTCTAGTTTGGTATCTGAAGTTATAAAATTAACTTTTGCCATAAATAATGTAGTACCAGATCCAAAAAATATTCTATCGCCTACTGAAAAATCTGAAGTAAAAGAAGAAGAACTACCTGTAACTATTGTTGAATCCGCAGCTAATGTTATTGTACCACTTCCGGCTGTTATACCTGCATTACTCGCTCCTACTTCTTTTAAATATTGAAACTGTAGTTTATCCCCATTAGCTGTAGTTGCAGTTGTATTTTCTACTAATTGCACCGCTTTTAAATGATCGGAAGTTGCATCTCCATCAAATAATAAATAAGCCTCTGCACTTGCTCCCATTCCGGAAAAGGCTTGAGTTCTATTTGCCGTAGCAGTAGAAGTAAAAGTAAAATCGTTATCATTAGCCCCCGTAAAGGTATAAGTAGAAGAACCTATTGAAGCTACTCCAGTATTAGTATCTATTGCTAATGCTTGATTTAATTGTCCTCCTAAAGCGACTAAGCCTAGTCTCGGTTTATTATCTATTGTTTCCTTAGATAAATCTATATCTATATTTGCAGTAACATAATTTGAGTAACCGCCTTGTGTGTTTACTGTTCTTACATGTGCTGTATAAACTCCTCGTGGGATATCTTTAAATACATAAGAACTAATATCTGGACCTAATTTGTATACATTTATAGTTTTGCCGCTGGTAGAATCATAAAGATTTATTTTTATTTCATAGCCCGCTATGTGTTCATATTGAGTTGTTTTACTAACTCCATTATCATCTGTTCGTGTTGCTTGAGGGTGTTCCCAACTTGCTATTAAATTTAATCCAATAACAGGAGTTGCTTCACTATCGGCTGGGTCATCTGCGCCTCCTGGAGTAGTTGATAAAGAGAAGTTTCTTGGGGCAGGCACCTCTTCACTTCTCAGTGGCGGTTTGCTATCTTCAGGAACAATTTCTATTGTAAATCCTCTATCAATAATATCAAACTTTTCGTGAGAGTACTCTACTGCAGTAATATCCACTGCCATTTCAGTAGAGTTTTCAGCACATGATACAATGACAAATTCTTTTGGAGATCCTGATACTTTTTCTCCTGTTGCATCTGTACGTGCAGTTATTGACCATATTACTTCACTATTTGGTGCTACTGAAAAAGCGGAAGATACAGTAACATCGCCACTAGCTGTAAAACTTGATATTTGTTTAGTTTCTATTCTTGCTTCATTTGACCAGAATACTTGAACAACATTATTACTATCATCTTTTAAATTATTTGCTTTTTCTTCGGTATCAATGACTGAACCCCCTTCATCAGTTAAAAGTAAATCTCCTCTTTGATAAGTAACTGAGTTTATGATTGCAGAAGTTTGGGAGAGATAAGCACCTCCTTTTGGATAAATTAAATTTAGTTCAAAAGTAGTATTAGCAGTACTTAAGTCAATAGCTCTATCTAAGTAGACTTTTGTAGTTGTAGACGAAGTTGAAGATTTAACTCTACCACTATATTGTACATTATCAATATCTGCGTCTTGAATTTCAATAACATCTCCAGGAATTAAAAAAGAAGCATTAACTCCAGTTCTAAAAGTGACTACATCTTTTTCTAGTTTTTCTGTTAGTAAGTGCCATTTACCAAACCTTTTTGCTTGCCCTTGACTTGTACAGCCAAAAGCTACAACTTCTTTTGGAGTTATTCTTCCTTTTTCTATTATATTTTCTGTATCTTCTACTATTTCGACTTCTTGTTTAAATAAAGTTTCGGGGTTATTCCAAGTAACTCGTATTTGATTAGAACGAAAACGTCTAGCAGAAGATTGATAAGCAAAGATGCCGTCTACAACATTTCCTTTTGTGAATGTATAAATGGGACTTTTGTAAGCATTTACACTTGCAGTTACTTTTCCATCAAACCAAAGTAACATTCCTCTAAAAATGCTATAAAAATCTTTTAATACTTTTTGTGCCTCGGCTAAGTTTTTTAAATAAACATTTGCACTAAATCTAGGTTCTGATCCGCCTTTTCCATCAGGTACTAGTTCGTCGCAATATTTAGCAATTTGAAAAAGTCGATATTTGTCAATATGTTTAAAATCATCATTAGGGTCTAAATATTTTCCTAAACCATATCTATCATTTGTAAGTATATCCATCATAACCCATACTGGATTATCTGTCCAAACAGGGTTATAGTTTGGATTTTTTGCACTTGTAAAAGTTTTTATATCCCCTCTAAAATTTCCATCCCAGTCTGTATAAGAACTTGTATTTGCTCCTGTTGTTACATTTCTAGTGTATGCTGCTTCTGTTGTAGCTCCTAACTCATACCTTGAGAAGTAGTTAGTAGGAACTTTGCATTTTAATCCTCGAATATGATATCCTCTAACAGGAATATCTGTAAACTCTTCCGCTGCAAACATTAAACCTGCATATGCTGTATAAGGGTAAGCTAATTTATCTCTTATTATATTTTCTATAGCCTGTACTGTTGTTCCGTTGTAAAATTGAGTTGTACCATGTGTTGCACTTGTTATATTTACTTTTTTAATACGTATTTTATACCCTGTAAAAGGTTTGAATTGTTCAATGTCAAAATTAAATGTTCTTACAAAAGGTGTTTTTGTAAGAGCTTCATAATACCCATCACTTTTTATATCAGGCTTGCCTTGTCTTCCGCCCCAATCTATTGATCTAGTATTTATTTCAGAGTCAGTAGGACCAAATATTAATCTATCTGTAAAATTACTTCCATCATTTGTGTGTGAAAAGAATATTTGAAATTCTGCATACCCAGGAAATTCTTTACTATTTTTACTCTTGTATCCATATAACCCAGAAGGAAACTTAACAGTTATATTAACACCGTCTACTTCTTCTGGGTTTACTACACCCATTTGAGTATGTGTTCTTTCTATTCCATTATTTCCTGAAGTTGGTTCTGTTGCATTTATAAAATTTCCATCTGCAGCTGGAGTAGAACTTACATTGCTTAAATTTCCATAGTAACTTGTAGTTAATTCACTAGAAATATTAGCAACAATAGAACCACTACCTAGTCCTCCTGGACCTGCCATAACGGTTTGATCTCTGAAACCTGATCGAAATGCCAAAGATACTCTTTCGAAATTAAGTTTAGGTGTACTAGAGATTATTTGGGTAGGAGTAGAGATTTCCGAGAAAACATTAGATACTGACACGCCTCCTCCAGTTGTTAAAGTTGCAGTATTTGATGAAAAAGCAGAAATAGTATCTACTAAATCAATCTTTACATTTTTACTTGATACAGTGGTTGGTACTGGAGGGTGCACTTTTACTGAAGTTGCACTTGTAAATTCTGTTATATAGCCTATATAATCTGCTCCATCTGGTCCTGCATCATCAATAACTATATACTGTCCTTGTTGTGTGCCTGCATCACTGCCGAAAAATATATCATTTGAGGCAAAAAAATTACTTGATGTTGTTACAGTTTTTGAATCTGCTGTTGTAGTTGCAATTCCTGATCCTTGTTTCTTTGCTCCTTCTATAAGAATAGCATATGTTCCTTCCTCTGTTGTTCTATCAGTAAACATTACACTAGTATTATCAGTTACAACCCCTGTACTATGATTATAGCTAACATTTGGTGATGTTTCTGGACCGAATACTCTATTTTGGCTTCCGTTAATAATTGGAACACCATTTAAAAAAACAGACTCTCCACCATTAATAAGGCCCTCGATTGGTCCTTCTGATAGCATATCATATACTACTCCTGTTTGTTCAGAAGTATTTGATATTCGTCCTCCATATGTAAAATCTGCCATAATTATTTGTCCTTATTTGAAGTTGAAATCCATATCACCTTCTGTTCTATCTCTGTCATCTCCGCCTGAAGAACCTCCACTATTGTTTATAAATTGATACCTTCCATATGTATCATGAGAAGCATATCCTCTTTCTCCTGCACTTACTAATTTAAAACCTCCTGCATATTTTGAATTTGTAAACCCAAAGTTTATAGGTGCTCCCCCTACTATTAGTTCTCCATAACATAAAGGCACAGGAATTCCTTGTTTAAGTGTATTTTCTGGGCCATTAAATAAGTATCCTTCTGATGAGTTAGTAGGAGTATTTGGAGTCAAAAATTCTGCAATACCAATTGCCGATAAAAGACTACCTGCTGCTATTAAATAGTACCCAAGATTTGCTATGGATGTTCCCAATTCAGGATTACCTGTCATGACCCCAATAATTCCAATTACAACTAGTGCTATTCCTATGATTGCTTTTATTCTTCCTGCTGTTTTGCCTGCTCCTTGAGGTAAAGGAGTTATAATTAAATCATCATTCCCTAATTCCATTTGTAAATTATCGTAGTCTAAAAATTCTTCTCCTCTCTGTACTGTAAATTCGATTCCTTTTTCTGTACAATCTACTAAATGCTGTCTTAGTTTTCCATCTCTTTGTACATCAATTCCGTGCATTGCTTCTTGCACAGTCGAAGCATTTAGTTTCCAATGCTCTCCAAAAAGCTTTCCTAGTTTTCCTTGTAAATAAATATTTCTTGTCATGTTGGTTCCAATATATAATGTTCTTTCTGTGGGTAGCTTACAATTAAGTAAGGTATGTCAACTTCGTTACACCCATCTATGTCATGCTGACTTGGTTTACAATCTTCCATATAGTGACTATGCACTACATATAAAATTTTTGAAGTGAGTTGATATTTAACGAAAGCATGTGCGTCAATTTTAAACTCGTTTTTCTTTTCAGATTTATTTTCACATAAAATCCATTTTGTTTTGTTATTTTGCTGAATAATAAATCCGCACATTTCTTTTGGGGCGGCTTTTTCAGCTTCTAAGTAAAGTTGTTCTAATAAGTTATTTAAAACTTCTGGCACCTGGAAACCCCCCGAACATTAAGACTGCTGTTGAATCTGGGTTTGCTTTAGGTGTAGTAGTAGCTGATCCTGATGATATTGGGTCCCAGCCATATCTTTGTTTACAAGACTGAAGTGTTTTGCCACATAAGTCTCCT